TGTTATTTACCTGATATAGCTAAGGTAGCTATAGACCATGGAGACATTACAACCGCAGCTTATAACGAAATACTACTGTTAGGACAGCATTTAAGTATTATAGTGGCGTCTGTTGACGATAATAACATCAATAATGCTCAATATTACTGCTCCGAGGTGTTGAATGATTTGATTGATGAACGTACATTACCTCAGTTAGTAGGTGTTAGAGCACATGCTTTAAGTTCTGGTAAATACTCAGTTGATGGTTATAGGGAACCTATAGACGTTAACCTATTACTTGACGCAGCTGCTAGACATTTCTTAAAGATGTTGTTCGTGAACGATATAGATGAAGAGAGTGGGTTTTTACATGAGGCACATATAGCTGCTAATGTTATAATGTTACATACACAGCTGGAGTTACTAAAATGATTAAGATCTCAAACAAAAATAAAAAGATGATTAACAACTTCTTTGATAACCCTGAGATAGGTTTGAAGAAGATAGCTAGGGATAAATCATCTCAAGATGATGAGGATGCTGTTAATCTAGTGTGTGAAGTTATAAAGAGTGGGTTTTTAGAACTTGATTACAAATTTATTTTCGATGGAGCTTGCGAAAACTATTGTCGTAGTCTATTATTAGATTATGAGTTTGTTTTATATGCCTTCTCTGAAGTAGAGAAGATAATATTTAAGGAGGGTTAGTGTCTAACTTAATTAGTATGGGTTCCTGCCCNCATTGTGAGGGTGGGCATAAATCAGCTTGCTACGCAGAATATGTGGACGGGTATAAATGTTTTAGTTGTGGTGTGTCTAAATCATACAACAGTCACAGGATGGCTGTAATGGGACGTACACGCCCTACAATTAAACCAGGGCTTAACATACCAAAAGCAACTAATAAGGTGCAGGAGTGGCCTATAGCAATCCTTAAGTGGCTTTATAGCTACTATATCTTTGATGATGTGATTAAGAAGCATAGAATAGGGTATATAGAAGAGTCTAACAGTATCTTGTATAGTGTTGTGAAAGACAATGAGGTGGTGTTTGCACAAACAAGAGGGTTTCCTAACAAACATATAAGAGGGATAGGACCTAAACAATTACATAAAGTAGATAACGGGCACAACACTGTTGTTATTGTAGAGGATTACATCAGTGCTATACGTTTAGCAGAGAATAATGTAGATGCTATTTGTTTATTTGGTACATCTATCAAAGATGAGGACATTAAACCTATATTAAGTAGGTGGGATAATATAATCATGTGGTTAGACGGCGATGAAGCTGGTATTAAGGGACGTAAAACAATAGAAAAGAAGCTTAATAAGCAAATAAATGAATTAAAATTAAGATTTCCCTTGCGTTATACACAAAAATGGTCTATTCTTAGTGTAAGTAGTGAATTAGACCCGAAAGAGTATTCGGATAATGAGATACAGGAGAGATTAAATGTTGAATAGATTTAGAGAAGAGCTGGAACAACTACTACATGATTATGCTGATAAAGGTGTTAAGCTTTTAGATGTTGACTATGAAGTTGTTCCGGTGTTTGGAGTAGACAAAGACGGAAAACATTCGAAGTATTACACTATCGAAGATTTAACTTTTAAAATAGAGGTGAATAATGGATAATTTATTAATAGTAGGTTTTAGTTTATTAGCTTTAGTTAATATGGGTTTATTAGTTGTGACATTAGGAGCATTAATTGATGCCTTATAAAAGAGTAGATAGATTATTTCTGAGGTTGTGGCTAATAGTTATTGTGTTAGCTGTATACCAAGTGCATGGACAATACAAAAAGTTCTTTCCTGAGATGGTGTTTAGTCACCATGTAATAGGTGTTACATACCCTATGATTACCTCGGTAACTTCTAAGGACCAATTAGCTGCTGTAATCGCTCACGAAATAAGTCACATTACATTAGGACACACTGTACAAAACAAACACCATATAACTATGGAGTATAATGCGGACTTACTAAGTATTTACTACCTTAGAAAAGCTGGGTTTGGTTTATGTGGTGCGCATGAGTTGTGGGAAGCATCGAAAGGTAACTACACAGATCTTAGTCCTGCAACACATCCTAATTATATGACTAGAGCTTATTACATGGATATGCCGGAGTGTAAGGACAAACCAAAAACTAAGGAAGTTTTAACAATTCAAGACGCAGCGGATATATATAAAAGATTATCTAAGTTTGTTGCGGGAAATGCTAGGTACACTACTAGGTTTGAGATATTTTATTTTACTAATAGTCGTAACGCTTATGCTGGTACACGTTATAAGGAGAAGAGATAATGAAATTTAAACTACTAAAAGATAATGCCCATCCTTGTATAGGTACAGAACATAGTGCTGGTATAGACTTGAGATTAGCTAGTATTCTATTAAGTGACTACGGGATGTTCACTCTAGGCTTAGGAGTGGCTGTAGAGATACCTGAGAATCACTTCGGAATGTTGGCTGTACGATCCTCATGGGGGGCTAAAGGGTTATCTATGACCAATAGCGTAGGTATAATCGATTCTGACTATCGAAACGAAGTAATGATGAAGTGTACCTTCACATATAGAGGGTTTGATTTCCCTGAGATAGGGGAAAGAATAGCTCAATTAGTTGTAATACCTTATCTACGTACTGAAATTGAAATCGTAGATGAGTTAACAAAAGGAGAGCGTAATGGCGGGTTTGGCAGCACCGGGAGAGTTTAAACCTATAAACGGTTATGATGGTTTATACTCTATCAGCGATACAGGCAGAGTATATAGTCATAAGCGCCGTGTATTTCTCAAAGACAATAAACTTAAGGACGGCTATATTCAAGTCAGCTTAACTCGTGACAGAGAAGAGAAGAAATATAACATACATAGATTAGTAGCTCTTACATTCGTCGACGGCTATCGAGATGGGTTAGTAGTTAACCATATTGATGAGGTTAAAGATAATAACGAGTACCAAAACCTTGAATGGGTTACTAGACAATATAATACAGAATATAGTAGGTCTAAAACCTATACTATAACTTTACCGTGTGGTGAGATTATTACTATAACAAACTTAAAAAAGTTTTGTAGAGAGAATAACTTATCACAAGGCAACATGTGTGCGGTTTTACGTGGAGAGAGACAGCACCATAAAAACTATAAGGTGAGACACTATGGAGATAAATAAGAAACTAATAGATATTGAGATAGATTTGTTAAAATCTATGTCGTCTAGAAGTAATTTTGACACTTATTATGAGGCTGTTGATTTAAAGAAAGTTTACCCCTCTACCAAATTAATATTAGAAGACTATGAGAAGTATTTTAAATTATATGAGCACACTGCTATTGATTTCCAGGCTTTTTTTACTCAATTCAACAACACGTGGCATAATGATATGGATACTGATGATGTGGAGTATTATAGGAAATATGTATTTCCAGCAATAGCTAAAAGTGACGCTATACAAGCGGAAACCTCTTTATTAGGACTCATACAACAGAAAACATTAGAAGAAATCAATAAAAGTGCGTTAAAAGAGTTTGACATTGATAAGATAACTGCTATACTTGATATATTCAGAGAAAAACAAAGTCAGATACTTTTGGAGGATAATGATGAGGCATGTTTCACTATTGAGAACATTGATTTCAGCACGCTTGACAAGAGCAAAGGAATCCCGTACTTTCTACCGGTTTTGCAAGAAAGCCTTGATTCTCTTGTTAAAGGTCAGTTTGTTGTTGTTACTGCTGATACTGGTGGGGGTAAGTCTGCTTTTTCTATTGCCCAAGCATCTCAAGCGTTCAGGTTCCTTCGGGAGACTAAAAGCGAACGTCCAATACTATATTTCAATAGTGAGGGAACAGAGGCGGACGTCTATGGAAGATTCCTTAGCAACTTGTTCAAAGAAGAATTCCCAGGAGGATTCGAACAAATCTTCCAAGAAATAGATAAAGTTAAGGAGATGTTGGTAAGTAAGTACAACCCACAAAACTTTAAAGTGTTCCAGTTGGAAGGTAAGACAGTTGGGTTTGTTAAAGCTAAGATGATGAAATACAACCCTAGCTTAGTTATTGTCGATATAGCCGACACCTTGGTGCCTGAAGAGTCGCCTACGACGTTAAAGAAGCTTTATGATACGTTAAGGCAGATGTCAGGAACGCATTGCCCTATCATAGGTACAACGCAGGCTGGTGACATGGCCTACATGAACAAAGAAACAGGTAAGATGGAAACTAAGAAGTGGTTAACAACAAAAGATGTTTATGGTGCTAAACAAAAGGCAGGTGCAGCGGATACAATCATTGGTATAGGTGTAGAGCCTGATAGTGATATAAGGTATCTAAATGTTGCTAAGCTTAAACGCGGTATACCTGTGAAGTTAACATTAGAACTACGCGGTATATATTCAGACTTTGGAGAAGTTAAATGGTAAATGTTATAGTACTAGACTTTGAAACTAGCACAGGTGATAAAGCTACTCATGGACCTAGTGCTAAAGACCCTTCTAATGACTTCTATACGATTATTTATGGTGATAGCCCTAATAACGTCACTATAGAACACAAAGAAGAAGGGTTTAAGCGTAAGCTACCTCAAGGCTTTGTTGATATGCTAGCTAAGTCGGATGTTTTAATAGGCCACAACTTAGCATTTGATTTATCTTATATATGGAAATCACCAGAGCTTAAGGAGTTTATCTTGAGAGGTGGTGAGATATATGACACACAGACAGCTGAATACTTAATGTCAGGACAACGACATAGTTTTGCTAGCTTAGGTGAGTTACAAGAGATATACTTAGGTACTAAGGTTAAATTAGACCGTATTAGTAAGTTATATAGAAAGGGTGTAGGTGCTGACAGGATGGTAGGAGCACAGCACAGATGTAAGAGATTTTTCGCTATGTATGAGCAGTATTCTTACGATGACGGCACCACAACATTACAAATTTACGAAAAACAACAAATAAAACTTGACAAACTCGGAATGACTGCTATAGTTAAGATGTATAACAGATATTTGTTATCTCTTATCAACTGCATGAACACCGGAATCTTGATTGATACTGATAAATGTCAGAAGACTTTAAGAGAATTTAAGATTAAAGAACTTGAACTATTGCAAAAAGCGCAACAGTTGATTAAGGAGTATTGGCACGATGAAAGACTACCAGAATTTAATGTTAACAGTCCTACACATAAATCAGCCATGCTTTTCGGTGGTTTTATTAAGTGTGTTGTACGTCGAGAGAATGGCTTATATAAGAACGGTAAAACGAAGTATAAGAATTTTGAGGAGATGGTAGAGATAAGAGGTTTTAATCTCCCTAAAACATTCACTAAAGAAAGTAAAGTGAAAGGTAGATTTGGTACAGGTACAGACGTAATAGAAAAGATATATAAGAACAGTGCCAACGTAGAAGCTAAAGAGTATTGTAGGTTACAGAAAGAAGCGATGAACTTACATAAGATGTCTTCTACTTACTTAGAAGCTTTCTTGTCCTTAAGTATTGATGAGAGGCTTTACCCTAACTTTAATACAACAGCTACAGCAACATCAAGGTTGAGTAGTAGTAATCCCAACCTACAGAACGTACCATCTAAGTCAGAGATGGCTAAGAAGATACAAGGGCTGTTTATAGCTCCTAAAGGCTGGAAGTGTGTACAGATAGATTTCAGTCAGTTAGAGATTTATGTATTAGCTTGGTTAAGTGGTGATGCTAAGATGACTAAAGATTTATTAGATGGTGTTGACTTCCATTGCTTAAGAATGTCTTGGTGTACTAGCTTAGCTCAAGGTAAGAGTTATGAAGAGATTGTTGATTTAGCTAAGAAGCAAGGCGTTAAAGAGTGGGTGTTAAAAAGGAATCAAGCTAAACAGATTTCTTATCAGAAAGCATATGGTGCTGGAGCTAGAAGTTTAGCAGAGAGTACAGGACTTCTTGAAGATGATGTTAAAGAACTCATGGAGAAAGAAGATAAGATATATTATAAAGTAAAAGGATATAATGCTCATGTTTTATCTACAGTGGAAAATAACACGGAATATAGTACCAAGCTGGGTATCCCGTCTTACCTCCTTCGAGGAGGAATTAACGGCAAGAGATTTGACTCGAAAGGATACGAGTTGTTACCTATCAAACAGGGAGATACTAATACGTATGAACAAGGACTTAAAAGAAATGTTGGCTTCTACCAGTCCCCGACACGTAAAAGATACGCCTTCGAAGAGTACGGGTCTTTTGATAGACGAGGAAATCTGAGACAAAACTTTAGTCCAACACAAACCAAGAACTATCAAATCCAAGGGACCGCTAGTGATGTGCAAGCAGCTACAAGCGCAGCGTTATTAGACGTATTACTTAGACATTCTGATAAGATACAGATGATAAATGAGATACATGATAGTAAGTGGTTTTATGTAAAAGAAGAGTATTTAAATAAAATTGTGCCACAAGTTTGCAATTTAATGCAGTCAGTACCTATGCTATTTAAAAAATACTTAGGAGTAGATGTACCATTTAATTTCCCTGTCGACGCTGAGATAGGGGATAACTTTGCGGAATTATCCGCATACCGAGGAGAGTAAAATATGTTCGTAGCAGAAAAGAAAGAGAGATTCCATGATTTATGTACTTTTGTATCAGTTAAACCTATTAAGAAGATGGCTAGAGGTGTAGAGAAGCCTGGCATTGAGATAGCTTATCTAATTGGTGATGGTAGTAAACACAAAGGTGCTCCATGGACTAAGAATGCATTCGCTGATAGTTTAAAAAACTGTAAGAATGTTTTAACATCATTAAGAGAAGGTGATGCTATTACTTTAGAACTTACTATTAATGGGAATTACAAGAATCTAGCAGGTGTTATTGCTGGTCATATTGAAAACCCAAATAAAATACCTTTTGGTGATAAAGCTTCTAGTGGTAGTACACCATCTTTTGGAGTTAAAAAGAGTGGCGGTAATGATTACAACGAAAGAGCAGCTAAAGGGCAAGCTTTAAACTTAGCTATGAATGTAGCTATAGCACACAACAGGTTTGAGGATGATGCTTTTATATTATCATTAATACCAAGAATGTTAAAATTAGGGGAGGCAGCACAAAATGCAAGTACACAACTACAAACAACTGACGGCATTACTAACACACTTAGCCCGCCGGCGCAAATTCAAGCAGCAACACAAGCTCCAGCAGCGTCTATTAGCAGAACAGAAAGTAGTGCAGCTGTCGAATCTGGTGTACAACAGGGAAGTTTAGACAGCACCCTTGATGATTTGTTTGGGGGTATATAATGGGGCCGTTAACAGCTCTTAGCATCACTCTCCTAGCTCTTAAGCTGGGAGGGGTGTCAACAGTAGGGTATGGACTTATAATCCTACCCGCAGCGTTACAAGGGTTTTTTAACTTTGTACAGGTTTACAGACAAAAGCGAGAGTTTGATAAGTTAATAGAGGCAATAGAAGATGCTAAGAATAAGGAGAAGTGATGACAACCCTTCATATTGAAGCTGATGAAATTCTTATACCTGTAGAGGGGTATGAGGGTTTATATAGAATAAGTAATTTTGGAAGGGTTTTTAGCTACCGTTTAAATAACTTTCTTACTCCTGCTATTGATAAAGGCGGTTATTTAAGAGTAGGTTTATCTAAAGATAACCAAAAGAAAATGTTTTCTATACATCAATTAGTATCCTTACATTTTGTAAGTGGTTATGAGCCTGGTTTAGAAGTTAATCATATAGATGAAGATAAGACTAACAATCATTACTCTAATCTTGAATGGTGTACAAGAGCTTATAATAATAGATATAGTAAAGCAGATTACTGGTTGATTACGTTTCCTACAGGGTTGAGGCAAAAGGTGTGTAATCTAAAATCTTTTTGTAGAGAAATGGGTTTATCCCAAGGTAATATGTGTCAAGTATCTAAAGGTATAAGACAACAACACAAGGGGTATAGATGTGAAAAAATCAAATATGACTCTAAACATTGAGGCGGACGAGATTTTATATAGGGCAGCATTTGCGGTGGAGACTAAAGGATATAAGATAATCACAAATAATGGGTCTGTTAGGGATTTAGGAAGTAAATATACAAAGACAAAGATTAAGAAAATGATGTTAACTAAGGATAAAGTGTTAGACGTAGATTATACGTTAGAATGTTATCCAGTGGTTGAGCCTGTTTCTTATTGTTTACGTATACTAAAGAACACATTAACAAGATTATCAAAACATGGTGATTTAAGGTTGTTCTTAACATCTTCTGATAAATCAAACTTTAGGTTTGGGGTGGTTGAGACAGAGGGACCTAAAGGGTTGGGATATAAGGCGGGAAGACCTCCAAGACCTATCCATTACCAAGAGGCTAGGGATTATCTAATAAAGAATGGAGCAGAGGAGGTGTTTGGGTATGAAGCAGATGACGCTTTAGCTTTCTACCAAACAGAGGATACAATAGCTTGTCATATAGATAAAGATATTAACATGGTACCAGGAAGACATTTAAACTGGGTTACTATGGAATTCTACAATGTACCAGAAGGGTTGGGAACTGTAGAATATAACGATAAAGGTAAACTTGTCGGTAGAGGGTTAAAATTCTTTTATCACCAACTCTTGACAGGGGACGCAACAGATAATATACTAGGTATTAAAGGTATAGGCGATAAAACTGCTTTTGTAGCTTTAGAAGATTGTAATACAGAGCAAGAATGTTTAGAACGTGTTATGCACGCTTATATGCATAAATATGGTCGTCAAGGATATCTTGATATCTTATATGAGATGGCAGACTTGTTATGGATGTGTAGATTTGAAGGTGATAGGGGTAGACTTTATTTAAAGGAGCAGATAAATGAACATACCAAACTACGACTCAACTGATTTGTGTTGTGATGTGTATTTAAAGCATAGGAAGTTATTTGACAACCTAGGAGATGATGGGGTGTTAGCTGACGACATAATAGCAATAATAGACCAAGCTTATGGGGATGGTTATTGTAGAGGGTATAATGCAGCAAATGAGTGGTACACTGCAATGGATGCTGATATTGAATATATTAAATCATTTGATAGTGGACAAGGTGTGGATACGTTTAACGATGATTTGATGGGGTCGCCGTATGGGGATGTACCAAATATACAAGACCTAAAAACATATGATGATTTATTTAATAAGAGGAATAAAAATGACTGATGATAAAGAATGTTATTTAGAGTTTAAACATTATGGCAAGGTTATTAGGTTTGAGGGGTTGAATAGGGAAATGGATATGGAAGACTTTCACGACCAATGTAAACTACTTGCTTTAGCTGTAGGGTACCAACCAGAGAATGTTAAAGATTGGTTTGAACATGAGTGATAATAAACCTTGGCTTGTTAAGGGAGTACCTTGGAAGACAGAGAGTGCATTTTATGGGTGGGTGAGGGGTCAACTAAGGAAGGGGTGGAGCAGACACCCAGTTAAGAATTTATATTTACAGAACAATAGATACAAGAAAGATAATGGTAAGGGTAGGATGGTTTGGCACTTAGATTGTGAGCATTGTGATACAGCTACTAAACAAACACAGATACAAGTGGACCATATACACCCAGCTGGTAGTTTAAAGACAACGGAGGATATAGGGAAGTTTGTAGAGAGATTATTTTTTGTTACGTTTGACACTATCAGAGTATTATGTATTCCTTGTCATCAGATAATAACTTACGCTGAAAGAACAGGGTTAAGCTTTGAAGATGCTAAGATAGAAAAACAGGTTGTCGATATAATGAAGAAAAATGTATATGACTTAAAGATATGGTTATCAGATAGACACGAACCATACCTAACACCTAAACCAAAGAACAAAGATGTTGTGAGGAGGTTATTGAATGAAGAAGATAATACTTAGTCAAAAAGATTACGAGTTCTTTGTTGAGTATTGTAATAAAGAACCAAACCCAGAGACATTAGCTAAGCTTAAGAAGTTATTTGACAAGACTAGTCCTTGGGATGCAGCGTTAAGTGATGGGTTAGAGGATTGGGAATGGGATTTAGATGATCCACAAGTCAAGAAGGTAGACAAAGAAACAGAGGATAGAATTGACAAAGCTTTAGGTATTACTAGAGGCGATGATGATGAGTGATTTAAATCGTGTATTAAGAACTAGTATGATTGAATTAACAGGAGATAACATGTATCCAAACCGTTATGTATGTAGTGTATTAGAAGAGATGAGAACCCAGCTTAAGGGGTTAGACATTCACACCATCGATAGATACAAGAGTATTACATTGATGATGATTGAAGAAGCCCAAAGCATGGTTAATAGAATGGAGGCAGCTATTGAAGACAAAGGAGACGTTAACAAAATGCTCAAGAAGCGTTCTAAATTACATAGAGAGATAGAGAAACTTAAAGAAGAGAAAGAAACTTTAGAGGAGGCCAAAGAATGAATATAAAAGATATGTTATCTGATATACAAACAGACTTTAACTTGAGTTATAAGGAAGCTAGATTCCATCTTAAAGCTAATCTAAGAAAACTCTATGAAGCAGGTAAGATAGATAAAGAGGTATGGAAAGCTGCTAAGAAGCAATTAACTGAGGAGTTACAATGATTAAAAAACCAAACATACTCTGGTTTGATATAGAGACACTTCCTTTGAAGTGTTTCTTTTGGCAGCCAGGTACTCAATATGTAGGACATAAGAATATGTTACCTTCGCATGATATGTGGGGGCTTATATGTATTCAGTACGCTGTTAACGATGGTCCTGTTAAAGTGTTACGTTATGATAAACATGGTGGTACTAAAGGAATGATACAAGCTTTTGATAAGCTCGTACTTGAATCTGACTACATCGTAGGTAAGAACTCCGATAGATTTGACGTAAAGATGTTATCAGCTATGCGAATGATGTTAGAATTACCTGCTGTAACTGGTTGGGAGAAGTATACAGAAGATTTAGAAAGACATATGCGTAGGATGTTTAGGTTACCAAGTCAATCACTAGATTACATTAGTAAGAAGTTAGGTGTAGGTGGTAAGGTTGGTATGGAGATGTCTGATTGGATTAACATATCTAATATGAAGGAACTACAAGACCTTAAAGCAAGTGGTTTAGATACCAAAGCTTTGAACAAGGTTAGTTTACATATGTTTAAAGAGAAATCTGGCGAGATATTTAAGTTGGGTAAAGCTGCGTTGAATAAGATGTGTGTGTATGGTGCTAAAGATACTGATGACACTAGGGTATTATGGAAACGAATGCTCCCTTATTTTGACCCTAAGTTTAACGTTGCTAAGTTTAACAACCTAAAACATGCATGTAAGCATTGTGCGTCTAAGAATATCATACCTGTTAAACATAAACAAGCTGGTAAAACAACCTACCAAACGTTTAAGTGTGGTGATTGTAAACAGTATGCAGGTAGAGCACCTGTTGGTAAGACAGGTGTTATAGGTCAGATTGGTTAGTAATTAGTACTAGTCACTATACCACTATGATCAAGTACTATCTGATTACCACCCGTAAATGTAACTGTTGAGCCGCCTGTATCAGTCGGTTCGATAGAAACCCCAGTTCCATCAGAAGTTTCCCCACTCACTTTACTAGGACTATCACTCCAACTGTTCAATAAATCTGCAGCAGCTTCTGCTGAATTAGACACAAATTGAGCACCATCAAAAGCTAATTGATGTATACTATCCGCCTCCCAAGCACCTACAGGTCTCAAAGAAGGACACCACGAGTCAGTACCTACAACGCACCCACTCTGATATACATTAGTATTTAATGTAAAAGTTCCTGCTACTCTAGTCATATTAACTGTCACTGAGCTAGCTGTAGCCTCATCATAAGCATCTATACTTACCACCCTGTGTGGAGCATTAGGAGGGTCATTGGGGTCTAACACTGCTGTAGCATAAGCTTGAGCACTACTGTAAGGGTTACTTGATTCATACCCGCCAGCTGTCTCATACCATACACCTTGTAAGAATTTATCTTCTCTTGGATCTGTGTCTGCGTTATAACTATCAAAACCACTGCCAGGATAAACAGGAGGTGTAAATTGACCGTCTAATTGTATAGTAGCTTCTTTACTCCCGCCCACTTCTTCAAATCCTGTGAGTTGTTTAATAAGACTACCCTCGTTAGGAGCGTTAGTCGCTAAATCATTTAAATCTTGTGAGTATGGATCTATTTCACTAGAAGTGCCGTCAGCACCAGTGCCATCAATATTACCAGCAGCATCACTAAACACATCTAAAGCTCCATCAGAGAAGTCTTTTAATGCACTACCTACGTCACTTTCTACTTGAGAAGCTGACTTATCACCAGAAGACTGTCCCACACCACCACTAGAGGTTTGGTAAGCGGTACTTCTATCTCCTAGTTTATTTGCTTTATCTTTTAAGTCTGCTACTTGAGATAATAAATCATTAATTTGTCTTTGTAACTCTTCACTACGAGCTATTCTTACTATATCTCTACCTAAATCACTCATCTATTATGTCCATTGGTCGAAGTTAATTGTTAAAGCATCGTTAGGTATTTCTACATCATAACTAGTCGTACTTGTTAGTGTGGATTGTTGTCTTAATCCGGCGTCTATGTCTGGGGTATCTACTACAAAACTAACTGGGTAATTTGATTTAGTACCACCTGTTAATTTCTTATTAGCTATATGTCCAGTCCAAGATTCAGCACCTGATTGGCTAGGGTCTAAACCATAATGACCACTACCTAAATTAACTGGTGTTGTTATATATGTAGGTGTGTTTGTTAATGTAGCTGGAAGTGATAAAACACTGTCAGTCGCACTACCTTCACTCTGACTTAACGATAACTCAGCAGAGGTATAAGCTTCCCCAGTTGATGCGTTAATGCTGTGTGTGTACGTATAGACACGTCCTGTNGCAACTACCTTAGTACAGTTAAGTTTAATAGTGTGGTTTAAATCTATTACAGTCCAAAGACTACGTTTAAACATCACCCTATCCTCTCTATGACTCTTAAGTATTTCACTCTTAGCTTTATTAAGCATTATTGTAACACTATTATCAAACGTTGTTTTGTTTGTGTCTGCGTTTATCCAATAATTACCACCACTAGTACCTGTGACAGGTAAAGGTGTCGCTGTAGTGAATGAGTTATAGTTTTCCCAATCAGCGGATTCAAAACTGGATGCTAAGTTAAATGCTAAGTCTCTTTCTTTAACACCATTTTGTGCTTGTGATTGTGGAGCTTCTACTGTTATTGTATATTCTGTCTGTATATTCTGACTAAATCTTGTTGTTGCTATCCAGCTCGCACCATTACATAATGTATCAGTGTAATCTGTAATTGATACAGAGTTATATTCTTTAACTGGCTCACCGTTATGTGTGACAGCATCACCGAAAGAATCTACCTTATCAACCACTTGACCTCTTAAGCTAACTGTACTCCAACCGATTGTACTACCACTAACAGAGGCTGAACATGTATACCAACCGCTAGGATATATAGGGCTGTATGTTATCTCTGATTTTAGAGGCCATCCACTACCTTGCACAGCACTACTAACTAAAGCTCTAGTTAATGGGTCATAATAACCTAATAAAAATGCACAGGCTGTAGTGTGTCCAACGCCAGCTGAGAATGTTCTCTGATGGTGATGTAATCTTTGGTATGAATAACTAACTTTTAGGTTAATCTTATTAATATATCTCTGCCCAGATCCGAAGTTAAAATCTAAGTCTCTTCTATATACGTCACTATCTGTCAATGTATAATGAGGACTAGCAGCTGCTGATATGTGAGCTATGTTTGGCAACCCGGTTTTAGTGAAGTTAATCACATAAGGGATTGTACTCACTCTATCTTGTAATTGTTGTAGGTTTGTTTCTGGGAATGGGAACACTTCGTTATTATAATAACCAATCTTATCTAATTCAGACTGACCCATAAAGTTTTCAGTGTTTTGTTCTATATCAAGAGAGCAATTAAAGCTTATCTTCTGATCCAATACGTTGACATTTGGGGTATTAACCTTACCTGCGAACATCATTGAGATTCCTGAAGCTTCTCTTATCTTATATATTACTGTCTTACCTCTATAACTACGTACATCTTGCACACCTGTTGGAGGTATTAATGTAAACCTAAGTTGTGGGGCGTCGTTCTCAGTNTAAACTACTTCTATTAANTCATGNATNTNNTCNTTATNNANACGTACACCNCCTATATAAAGCATAGGTTCGTANCCATTTCTACCGAAGAATGTAGTTGGTTCTGATACAGCTGCAACAATTTGTTCTATCTCTATTGTTTTAGATGCTGTTGCTTTAACAGCTTGAGCAATACTTACTACAATACCTGGAGTAGATACACTACGAAGCTCAACCTCTTGTTGAAGAGAAGCTACTAATGTTTGTGTCGCTAACGCACCAACGTTCTGTGCTACGCTTACAACAATACCAGTACCCAACCCTTTAACAGCTTGGGCTATAGATACAACTACACCCCCACCTGTGGAGCTAATACCAGTACTTACGGAAGCATTAACTGCATTACTATTAATTGAACCTTTATTTAACGCCATTAAAATCTACCATATAATCTGTTGAACAGCCCTGGGGTGTTGTTTACTTTCTTATCTATATCAGAAGTGATAGCAACTACCTGGGATTTCCGGGTAGTTGGTTTCTTAGTCTTTATTAAAAGATAGATATTAGCGAAGAAGTTTAAAATACATATGAATTCAAACATATCATTCACCTTTCTTTTTATGTTTCTCTTTAACTGCTTTATGGTTAGAATAAAGAGGCTCTACTTTAGCGATGACACCTTGATCCATAGCGTGCCATAAGGCATCTAGTTGGTCACCTATGGGCATGTATTCATCACGTCTGTTCTGCCTTACAGCTGCAGCTTCTTTGATTGGAGCTACTTCTATAGCCCAAGCGTCGAGCATTGCTTTAGTTGGTTTAGGACCTAGTGAGTTGTCCCATACCCTAAT